GCCTACTATTCAAGAGGCCAATTGGAAAAACGTTGAGAGACGTTATGGGGAAGATTTGATAAATCGTTGGTTTGAGGCCGTGCGACATACTTATTCTCCACCGTGGGAAGATGTTATTGATGCATGGGTAGAGCATTTTAAGTCATCCAAGAAACGGCGCCAGTACGCAGACATTGTCAGACAACTTCGGGAGGGTAGATTAAAAATGACCACACCCACTTCAACAGATGTGTTTTTAAAACATGATGAACTTTTGCTTCAAGCTAAATGGTCGAAAACCCGTTTAGATGAGGCTTTGGTTCATTCCATGAAACCACGCTTAATATCAAACGTACACCCCACTTTCCAAGCGAAAGTTGGTCCTTACATTCAACACGCACAAGATGTTATGAAAGATACCCTTAGTAATGAACAGCCACCTCGGACGTTCCTTATTAGGGGTAAACAATTCTACATCCATCTTAGTTGCTCTGGTAGTGGAACGGACCAAGAATTAACTACATGGATGCAGAACGTGATCAGCCGGAAGTATTGTCCGATCGGCTGTCGCGGTATAGCAATCAAATGCAGTGGGGATGATTCTATAGTTGCAGAGTTCTATCCGACCCATATGGTATTTTGGGAAGGTGATGCAAGTATGTTTGATTCGAGTCAAAGCAAAGGTCCTTTAAAATTCCAATATCTAATGATGCACTGTTTAGGAGTAGATGCTAGTATTACTTTGTCTTTATACAAAGTAGCACACGCCACCCTAGTAGTCCGACCAAAGAAAAATGATTATGATTTTGATATCTTACGTGTAGATAGATCTCAGCGCCCTCACCGAGACACTGGTGGGGCGGACACTTATATCGGTAATACACTAGTTATGCTAGCGGCTTGGTATTTTGTTGTTCGTTCTATTTGGGAGCTGCAAGACTATCTAGATTTAGGATCTTTGGAAACAAATTTTTCTTACCTGGGTTTCGCCATGAAATTCAGAACCGGAAAACAGACAGATGTCACTTTCTTGAAAGGAATGTGGTATCCTACTGATTC